GGTACATTAGAACCACCTGAGTCACGAACACTTATTTTTCTTGCTTCTTCATCACCTGAACGTGCAGTAAGTTTGGTTCCAGTTAAACTACCATTACCATCATTACCATCTGCACCATCAGTACCACCAGTGTATGCAAATTGAGTACCTGGTGTGTTCCATCCTGTATCTTTAACCAATCTACAAATACCCTCTTTAGTAATAGATCTCTTAGGATCTTTATTAGTATTATAAGGTGTTAAATTATTTGTAGAGTATACCAATCCTATTGTAAGATCATCTGCTTTTGAATATGCACGTTCAGGATCAGAAACAGGATTGTCTCTATCAAATGTAGGATATACTTCATTAACATTCTGAGAGAACTTCCTATCATTGAAGTTTGCTGCACCAGGTGTAACAGAAGCATAAAGAAGAGTTAAGTAAAATATACCATCAGCAACACCATTCTCAAATGCTTGAACTTTTTCAATATCATATATGTAGAAACATCCATCCAAACTATAATTACTATCACTAGTATTAGTTGGTTGCATAACATAACCACTCAACGGATCTCTAGGTAGAGGATTCGTCTTATTCTTATCAATCACATAACGTACACGATATGTTCTATCTTGTAAATCTCTTGGGTCAGCAATTCTCTTAATAAATGTTGTTGGTGTAAACGCAACATTATTATAATCTGTATTTGTACTTAATGTTGTGTATATACTATTTGTAGAAGTATCAGGATCTACAGAAAGATACCAACCACCTGTAGTTTCTGCTGTACTATCATTATCTAAATCATATATTGTACTATCATATTGAATAGGTGATCCAACAGCACCAGCAGCAATACTTGAAATAGCAGGTCCAGCAGGAGTTATTCTTGCTGATTGAATTGTAGGTTCAGTTGCAGATGAAGTTGCATTTAATAATACATTAAGTTTATCAGGTATTGCACTTGCACCAGTACCATCTTGTCTAGCACCAACAGCAAAACCCTGTACCTTAGCAGTAGGTGGAGAATTCTCATCAGTATATCCAAATAGATATAACCTAGAACCAGAAGTTCCACCCATAGAACTTAGTTTAGCATTGATACCTTTTGTTCTCTGAATATCAATGTTAACCCAGTTAACAGATGTTTCATCACCAAATATAATATTATTATTAACTGTAGTAGTTAACGCTGCACTAATAGTTGCTTGATTATTTCCATCACTCTTACTAACAACAGTAGTACCAGCAGGAACACCAGTACCAGTTACTGACATTCCAGTTAAGACACCATAAATTGAACCATCAGAAGGAAGTGTTAATATAGTTGCACCACTTGTTCCTGTACATGTAACAGAAATAACTGGTAATGTCTTAGGTGGAATAACATGAGTTATAGTACCTGCCTTATCTTTAGAGAATGATTTCTTTTTAAATCCTGCTGCTCTTAATGCATTATTACCAAAGTTAGAGTTTGAGTTGGTAATTGACATGTCAGCACCACGCTCACATGTGAAGTGTGCTTGATATCCAACAGCGAACACAGAAACTGCCTGAATAAATGCGTCATCAGTTGCGACAATATGTCTATGACCCCAATCCTTTCTATACTCAGCATAACCATCTAAGTGAGCACCAGATCCAGTTGCTTGTGCATCATAAGCACCAGTAGATGCATTATACTTAACAAATGCTCTGTCATCTTTTTGTAGTGACAATCCAGTAAACTGAGCAACAACCATTGATTTAAAACCAGTTGCTTTGGAACCATCTGCCTTCATTCCATTCATACCCCATACACTTCTTAGTGATAGGTTAAATGCATATGGTGAAGCAGAGTCAACTGTATCAATCTCTGTCTTAACAACCATATTGGTACCATCAGCAACACCAGATGGTTCTGAAGATAATTGATATGAGAATGAACTCTCACTTGGAGTTGCTGTTACAGTGAATGAACCATTGTAAAGTGCAGCATCTGCCTGAGGTTGTGGACCTAGAGATCCAGTAACACCACTGATATTAATGTTAACACCAACAGAGAAACCATGATCTGTATTGTTACCACCAGCATCAACAGTAGTTGCTGTTGCAGTTGTACCATTCGCTGAAATGGCACTAACTCTATATTCATCAGCAATTGGACCAACAATTCTGTTCTCTTCAACTCTTGCCTGTATTTGGTCTTGAGAAGGAATACCAGATGTATCAGGAATTGTAGCGAATGCTTTAGATATCTTTTGATAATATATTTCTAAATCTGTTCTATCTTCAATGAAAGGAATGGCAGAGTAGTCTCCACTAGGAACATTACCTTGTGCTATAAGAGTACTTAATTTGTTTACGTCATCAGCAAAGTTAAAGCATGTAAGTCTATGGTGTGAGAACTTAGGTGCTAAGGTTGCAGTAGAGTCTGGTTTAAAGTATACACCTTCTTCTGCTCCATCAAAGAATGAGAACTGCCAGAAGTATGTACCACCAGTAACTTTGAAGATTGCAGTTCTAGGTGGAACTTGTGCTTCTGTGTTAATACCTTGTGATGCTAATGTTGTAGGATACGGAACATATTTTGGAATTATTTTAGTTCTTCTAAGGTCTGTACCAACAACAGAACAACCTCTAGGTACAATAATACCACCTTCGATGGAATTATATTTGTATAATACATTGTTAGGTGACGTTAAATCTAAATTTGAGTTAGCATCAATTGGAGGAACATTTGTATACATGATTTCTCCAGGACGATTGTCTACCACATATTCAGCAGGGTAGAGCATGATGCTGAAAGCATCAAATTCGTCATTACTTAATCCAACTCTATATGAAAATCTTGCTACTTCAAGAAATGCTCGTTGCAAACTCTTAAACGGACGCAATGCAGAGTTACCTCTGTTATCAATAGCATCAGAGGCATCAAAATCATCTGGGTTGACATATATGATACGTCCCGTACGGGACGTAATAATATTCTTGAGTCTAGTAAGAGCCATTTCTTAAAACTTTCTAGTTATTTATTTGAGACTATGTGTAGTTACGAACGCCTAATTCGCTTGTCGCATCCTCGAATCCATCGAGAGTAAACACATTGTTCTGAGCAGATGCTTGAACAATTAAACTCTCACCAGGTCCAAGTACGACAGAAGTAACTCTATCATAAGTGCCTGAGGCAACATTCTTATCATCTACGATATAATGTTGTGCTTCAAGTACTGTTGTATCAGTAGTTATACTACTAACTGTACAGAATGATCTTGCTGCCCCTGTTAGAAGAGGAGAATCAAGAAATATATCAGATCCAGCAAAAGCACCAGATCCAGCACCCTGAATAACCTTAAGTGCAGATCCAGTATAATCTCTCACCACACCCCACTTACCAGCAGTTTGTCCTGAAACTGTATAAGTTGTGCTATCTGCTAAGAAACCATCGGTACTATTAACCCAAGTTCCTTCAACATCATAGACATAAATTGAATTATACTGAGCACTAGAAGATGTAGATATCGCTCTTTCAGTACCACCATAACCAGAGTTAGCAGCAGTACCAGTTGTGCCATCGTAAATGTATAAAGTAGTAGCAGGGTTACCTACTGTGAAATCAAACGTGACATGAGCACCTGCATTACCAGGAGTTCCACTTGCAGTTCTACCATCAGTATATTCTGTACCATCATCAGAGTTACCTGCAGTTCCATCAGGACCCCACTCACCATTGACAACTGTAGATAAACTAAAGTCTAAGTTTGCCATTGATGCATGAGAAACATCAAACTTATAAGTTCTGTCCTGAAATAATGATAGACTATAGTCACCACTTGCTGCCTTAAATCCAAAAGTTGAACCATCAGTTGATAATACAAACTCATTACCAGCAGCACCAACACCACCTGTGGCAATCGTTGCAGTACCACCAGATCCAGCAGTCACACTATCAGATGCAGCAAATTCACTACCACTTCCATTAATTGTACTTGGACCAACTAAGATAAATGTGCTATAAGCATCATATACAGTTGCTGTTGTTGTATTACCACCACTTCCTTTTGTTATTGTCGTTCCTTCGTTCCAGTCACCAGAAATAGCACTAGTAGTTAAAACTCTTATGGATACTGATTGTACATCAATCTCAGTGCTTTGTGGGATATAAAATGCATGAAACTTTGCTTTCTTCTCACCATCACTACTAGTTAATTGAGTACCAGGTGGTAAATTAGCACTACTTGGAATGTTTGATGATAATGTAAACCTTTGATTGGTTATAATATCACCTTTATGAAACTTATATGTCGATGCATCCATCGCTAAGTTCTGAGCATAATCTTTAATTCCTGCTTTGTAAGTAGCAGCAGTACCATCATTGGCTACCGTTAACACTGCACTAGCAGATTTATCAGTCGCTGCTGTGTACAGAACCGTATTGGTTGTAGCCGCTGGTTTAGATTGTCCTAAAAGTCCTGTTTTAGCCATTGTAATTAATTAGAAACCTGCGTAGAAGAATTGTTGTAATCGTGTGCGACCAGTTAAGTTTTCTGCACCAATACCAGCACCAAAGTTAACATCATCAACAGTTACGTTGTCTGTAGATAATAGTGTGGCATCAGAATCAGGGAACTTGATCGTTCTGTTTCCAGAGATATTAGATGTGTCTAATGTAACTGTATTCAGTGAATTAGAAGTATTCTTTATCTTTGGTTGAACTAAGGTCTTATTTAATAGATCTTGTGTCGCCTTCTCCAGTACAGTAATATTAACTGCACCTGGATTATTTAGCGTATCAGTAGGAGGGTAACCTACAGAATTGTTTGTTGATGTATTAAGATTAGATAGATTAAATGTCAATCTCTTTGTAGCATCAATAGAATCCGCTAATATAAGATTGATAATTGTTTTTGCAGTAAGAGTCTGAGCATTATCAACACCAACAAGAGTTAGACTCAAGTCAGGTACTGTAATAATTCTATCTGCTGATAGTGCATCAGTATTAAACTGGAAATTTTTTGTTGCCAATTCTGCGTTTGCTGCAAACTTAGGTGCTGCAAATGTTTTATTCAGAATTGTTTGTGTAGATTTTGTATCTATTAATGTAGATGATGTTGGTAGGTTCAGCAGTAGTTGTTACTGTACCAGCATCAGGTAAGAAGAAAGATCTCCTTTGAGTTTGAGAATCAGTATAATTTAATTGAAATATTGCTTCATCACTACCATCATTAAGTACAAAATTATCCTCATCAATAAGAATGGTTTTGTTTCTTAACGTCTGTGTAGTATCATCACCAACAACGACTGTTCCATTACCTTGTGTGATAGCAGGGAAAGTAAAGATACGAGTTGTAGTACCAGTACCAATATTACTTACCTCAAATCGTGCTTGCGGACCTTGTGCATCTTGTAGAACAAACTCTTGGTCACTAATCAAGAATTGACCCGTAACTTTAACAGAACCCGTTCCTTTTGGTGATAAAACAATATCTGCATTAACTGCTGTTTCATCAACTGCAGTCATGTATAATGATGAACTTGTAGAACTATTAGCAATTCGACTTAAATATAAACCACCATCACCAAAACCGATACCTAATTGATCATATGCCGTCTGGTATAATCCAGTATCTCTGTCCAAGTCAAAGCACAATCCAGGATCCGTTTTGGTCCCCTGCGACAATCCTTTAAATAATTGGTTAACCTTTGCCTTCCTATTCGGTATCAAAGGATCTGATACAACCACTGGAAGAATTGCTTCTCCTGACAAATTAGAGTCTGCGATTGTATCTAATTGCGATATCTTTTTAGTTCCCACGAATCATCACACGATTTGCTACACGTCTATTTATAAGCTATACTATATTAGTGACGCAAGGATGGTTGTCCTAACGTATCAAAATAATTAAAATTGATAACTACCCTAGATTTTGCATCAGTACAACTAGCACCTTGATGTTTCATATGTGCTGGAAACTTACATAATCTATTAGCAACACTCTTTACCTTTCTACCATCTAGAAACTCAGTATATCCATTATTAGTATTAACATAATAGATTGCAGTAGTTATTTTATCAACAGGCATTGGATGAGTAAAATCTGTATGAAAATCTGTATCTTCATTTTCTATAGTATTAGTAGTTAAATTTGCTTTAATACGCAACCACATATACGCATTCAATCTATCCTTAAATATGTCTATAATACCCTGTGCTGATTCACTACACATTCCACCATCAGGATCCCAAAGTAAATGGCAAAATTCAAACCATTTAAGGTTGTTCCTTTCATGATCATTATCATGATTGACATAAGGAATAAAATACCAACTAAATTGTTTCCCCATGAGTGCACGTTGAACTTCTTCAAATACACGAGGGGGTAAGAAATCATCAATTATTTCCATGAGAATGTAGTTTTTTTAATGCCTCCTTAACTTCAGGAGTTTCTTCCCACTCCCAAGTTTCTTCACGTCCTTTTTTGTCAATTTTTTTCAGAGTTTTTTTAGTCATAGTTTTATTTAAAGAATGGACCTCTCATCCAAGCAACGAGAGAAGTGCGTTTACCTTTTCGGACAGGTCTTACCCTGTGTGGTAACCATGCAGGAAAAATGATAGCAGTTCCTTTAGGTGGTTTAATAGATTGATAAAAAGCATTATGATAATGAAATTGAATTTCACCACCCTCATACTCATCAGGGTCATTAAGAACTAAAGAACAAGAAAGTTTCCTCTCTTGCTCAGGATCATTAAGAACATTAGTACCATTATCTACATGCCAGTTATAATGCTGATTTTCCTCTCCATTATACACTGTTACTTGAATTTTAGAATCAAATTGTGTTAAATCGTAATTAAAATAAGCATTATTAGCAAGGATCATCTGATTATGGATAATTCCAGCAATCCATTCATCCCAAGCTATCCAAGCAACATCAGTATTACGCCATTTTTTAAGTTCTTCGTTCTTTTCTGTATGGTTTCCTGTCTGAGCAGTTTCATATGTTAAATTACTACAATGATCAATAATTGAATCGATCATTGCATCTGGTAATGCTGTTGGTGATTCCCAAAGCAATCTATCAGTAAAACAAATTGGTTGATGTGTCATAATATGTTGAGGGCACCCTTTCTAATTAGAGATCTTTTGTACTCCCTCTCATTGTCTATAATATGTTTCTTCACTTTCATGAAAATCCCACCATCCTGTTATTATATATTTGTGTTCTGTAGGTGATATTTCACCACGATGTGTGTAAGTCCATTGTGATGGCCAAATCACAGTCTTACCCTTTCTTGCTTTACATGTATAATCTTGATGATAAAAATGTGTTCCTCCACCATCATGCACATCATTCAAATATGTCATATAGACTAAATGTCTACGTGGTAATATACCTTCTCCATTCTCTTCACAATGCCAAACTTTAAATCCTTCACCTGGTTTATACCATTGTATTCTAACAGGTTCTAAAATATCAAATGGTGCATAATAAGTAGCATATGGAAATTCTTTTGTGTATTCATCTAAACAAACATAAAGTTGTCTAAGATATTCATTCATAACAGGGACAGAAAAATCTGTATACTCAGCATCTGTTGAGTGTTTAACACTTTTAACTACCCCTCTTCCAACAGTTCCAGGTGCAATATCGGATCTGTGAAAGTATGCGATTAATTCATCACATATATCTGTATCAATATTATATTCTCTAATAAAATTTTCCATCAATGTGCATTAATTACCAGTGGTAAGAGATCATGCTCTGCCTGTTGTATTGCTCTAGTTAATGATTCTATTGTTTCACCAGGTAATATAGGTACTACTTGCTGTCTAATTATATCACCAGAGTCAAGTTCTTCTGTAACATAGTGTACTGTACATCCAGTTTCAATTTCACCTGCTTCTAATGCTTGTTCTACAGCATGTAATCCTTTATACTTTGGTAGTAATGATGGATGTAAATTTATAATCCTACCCGCAAATTCATCACAGAATTTTTTAGATACGATCCTCATCCATCCTGCCATTACTATCATATCAATTTCATATGCATGAAATATTTTTATTATATCATCTTCATCTTTACTATAAACACAAGGTATATCTAACCTTTCTGCTCTTTTTCTTGCTTTACATTTCTTTTTATTGTACACCATTAGCACAACATCATGTTTAGGACATGAGTGAACTACATTCTCGAAGTTGCTCCCATTACCAGAGCACATGATTCCTAATCTCATTTTGGTTCTACGATGTCGAAGTTTGCAGAGAGTGATGATCTAATTAGATCAGAATTGTGAGGTGCTACAGCATGTAATTGATGACCAGGAAAGAATATTATATCTCCTGCTTTAACGTCAGGAGTCCACCTATCCGTTACATTCATCAATGTCTGCATCTTATGAGATAATTGATTACCATTTCTATCATGGAAATAGAATTTAGCAAAATCATCTCCATCATTAACAAAAAAGACACATACGAAATCATGTTTAGCATGATCATGTGTCTCTTGGAACCCACCTTTTGAATACTTATTGATCCAAGGATTCCACATATAATATCGTAAATCTATTTGTAATGCAGAAGCAAATTGCCTAATACTAGGTTCTAATAAAGGAAGATATTTCTCCGCTTTAACTCCTAGAGTTTTAACATTACATAGTTCTTGCCATGTAAAGTTTTCTTCAGTTGCTTTCTGATCATGACACCAAGGTGGTAAATCCTCAGATGTATCAGATTCTATAGTATCAATAAGTTCTTTAGCATTTGGTGCTTGGAACTGGTGATAGAAAGCATTAGGAAATAGAATCTGCATTACCTTTCAATTTTTTGATAAGAGTTTTAGTCCTTTTCTTAAGTTGACGCAAACGAGCAGACGCTAACTTAGATTTTAAGTTACGTCCCATTTTTCTAGGAGATTCATGACGTTTAAGACGCATCGGTCTGCCTGTTTACTGGTGAAGTCTAACGTATTTAGTCTTCCTTGTCAACTTGTTCTAGAAACTGCTCTCTAAATTCTTCAGCTACTGACATAACTTCTTGATCTACTGGAGGACCAGATTGAATAACTGGTGACAATAATGCAGTAGATCCATTTTTACATGCAATTCTCCATACAGTACGATTCCTTTCCGTCATTGATAACAGGAAAGGTAAATTATTAATTGCTTCTTCTTCTGTAATATCTTGAACATCAGTCATTTTTAAACTCCACTTTAAGTTTAGCGTCGGATAATGCACCAACCATTTCCCATGCTACCTCTCCTGATACCATGTACTGATCACAAAAATATTCTATGGAATCTTCAATGATGTCCTTGAGTTCCACTAATTGCTTTTCCCTTTCGTTATTCATGGATAAGACTCTATACTAATTCATCATACCATATCTATCTGGTATCGTCAAGTATCTTCTTCAGTCTTTGTCTAAATTCTCCTTTATCCATGCCACCTTTTATTTCACCAATGAGTTTGTCATCACTCATAACAAAATACGTTGGCCAACCTGCACCTTCATGTATACCAGCAACTTTAGGATACTGAGCACAGAGTACAGCTCTGTATTTTCTATAAACTGGTCTGTCTTGTATTATAACCTGAACAAATCCTAATCCTAATTCAGTTGCAACTCTTGAGTCATAATTACTCATCTTGTGACAGATTCCACAATCCATATCACTAAATTTTAATACTTCCATTGTCATTTGTAATCAAATAAATATTCTTCATTGCCTATGCGACCCTTAGGCATTATATTAAATTGAAAAGAACGTCTAAGTTCTTTCGATCTATTTACATTTATACGATATTTTAAATTACTAGGATATATTAACATCGCTCTATGCTGAGGAAGCACTGGAAAATAATCAGCACTATAGATGTTATACCTTGCTGGATCGGAAACTGGAAAAGGACCATAACTGTCTCTATAAAACTCAGTGTCTCCACAATCCTTACTATACTCTTCATCAAAGTATACTACAGCAGTATACCAAGAATTATAATTTGATATATTTCCAGAACGTCCTCCTGGTTCTGTCCTAGAAAACCATGATGTTGTAAGTTGGATATCACAATCAAAACTTAATTCTTTTATATACTCCTCAGTAAATGAAGAAAAATATTTAAGCAATCCATTTTCTGAATCTAAAATATTCTTATTCTTACTGACTGAAAATCCAGTATCTTTTTGTTCGCCTTTAGCAAACCATGTAACTTTAGAAGATATCTCTCTAAGTTGTTTACATACATCTTTATCAATCTCTGTAACTGCTATCGGAGAGCAGAACAAAGGCATCATATTAAAATTTGCCATAATTTAGTTTAAGAAAATAGTTGCACCTTTAACGTTGACTGCTCCTTTAGCAGTTAGATTCAATGCTGCACCAGCAGTTATACTTGCTGCAGCACCTGCAGCTGCTGAGTAAACACCTTTAGCATAGGTGTTATGAACACCTAAAGTTGTACAATTGTATGTAGGACCAAATACGAAATTACATACACCAACAGGGTTAGTAACAGTAAATCTAGGTATTGCATCTGCAGCAGATGGTGCTGGTTTCATTACAGTGTCCCATGATCCACCGATAAATGTAAAGATACCAGACTTTAAAGCAGGTTTTGGTGGGAAATTGATTAATTGATTTAATGTCGGTGCAAGTATGTCAACACATGCATTAGCACTTAGAACAATTTCTCCAGCAGCAATTTTAACAGCACCATCTCCTTTAAAATCAATATCAGTAGCAGTGATATTAGTTTTCTTGGATGCAATATTACATTCTGCCCCTTGAACCTCAAATTTAGCACCTACTGTATTAATGTCAACATCAGATCCAAATTTGATTGTATGTTTCTGTATCTTAGTATTCTTATCATTACCCTTCTTATCAACAACTTTAGGAGAACCTTCAGCACTCACAAACATTCCTCCACCAACTTCTAAATGGAAGTCACCAACACATTTCAAACGATAATCACCATAAACAGTCTCTACTTTATCACCATGAACGTTACAACATTCATCACCACGAACTTCTTCAGTAAGATTACCTGCCCAAGTGAAATGATCGGCAACCATGTTACCATTCTCCCCTTTTCCTTTATTAGACTTCTTAGCAGCAGCTTCAACCTTCTTTGATCTTTCCTCATCAGTCATCTCTACTTTACTCTGTCTTATCTCCTTCTCTGCTTCATACTTTGCTTTTTGATAGTTGTTTAAACTAACTGAAGTATGAGTAGATCCACTTGGACTTTTCTTAATTGTTGTTTGACGACCAGGAGTACCAATAAACAAATCATAAGCACCATTGATATATGTTTTTGCTGTAGTTAGAAATGGATCAGCCTCATGTATAATATTGTCAATTAAATTTCCACCACTATCATTACTACCACAACTACCTCTACTACCTCCTCTTATTGCATTAATTTCATCAAGTTCTGCATCAGTACAATGTGTTACACCAAATAAAGGATACCAACCTACAGTATCTTTACCACCTTCTGCTTCTCTATTACAACCACTACCAGTAAGTTTAATAAACATTGCAATCAAACCAGTAATTCCTTGAAGACCATTCTTCATCAAGTCAGTTCCTGCTGAGAAAATACCACTACCTGCCTTCCAAGCATCAATAATTTCTTTTGCCTTATCAATACCATCTACAATACTAGTAACTGTAGTAACTAAATCTGAAATTGAATCAAGGATCTTATTAACACTACAAACAACACTATCAATAGTATCTTGTACTCCTTGTACAATCATTGCTGCCTTATCAATAAGACCATCAAGGAAACTATTGAGTTTATTAGTAAGAGCACTAACTGGATCAGAAATATATGATAATAATTGATTATCAATAATACATAATGATTTTAATATTGCTGTAATTGCTGCTTGAACTGCTGCTAGAGTTGCAAATGGAATACCAATAGCACCCGACACAAGAGTAACTAAGGATAATGATTCTGCTAGATTAGCTACAGACTGACGAATAGCAGAAACAACTTGTGCAAAAACAGAACCTAAGAAATTCTGTACTTTCCAAGTGAGTTCTTTCGCAGTAACTAATTTACCAGAAACAATATCAAGAAAATCTCCACCCTCTGCTTTTATAAGAGTTCCTGCAGTATCAGCTATATCTTCAACAAGATATGATAATTCATAATCTAATGATTTCCAAGGACCACCAACACCATTAGCAGTAGCAAATGGTTTTGTAGGTTGAGATGGTTTACTTGGATTTGTTGAACCTCCATTAATACCTTTGGCATTTGCAACGTTGTCAGGTGATCCCTTACCACCAGCATTACTGCTTTTAGCACCTGGTAAAGGAACACTATTATTATCAGAGTTACGAATATATCCTTCAGCTTTAGTTCTTGCAGTTACATCATTAGGTGTTGTTGGATGTAAATGTACTGCATTAGGAGCAAGTCCAGGCTCCATTGTTTCTCCAGTAAATGCAAATTTTTTCTTATCGTTAGACTTATTATCTTTATTAACTCTCATAACACCAATTACAATTGGCATTTGTGCTGCTTCACCATCCATAAAGAATCCCATAACAATTGCGCCAGGTTGCAATTGTCCAGAAGATTCACCTTGTCCGTCATTTCCTGGTTGAGATGTATGTTGTAATACTGTAGCCCAAGGTAACTCTGATGTAGGAAGATCTGCAGTAGTACCACCACGTACATTAGTATAATACCCAAGTACACGACATTGAACCCTACCTAATTCCATAGGGTCTTCGTTTGATTCTACTTCACCAACCCACCAAGTAAATCCATCTTTACCGACAAAATTTACTTGGGGTTCTTTGGTAATACCTTCAATGGTTTCCCGCATTTATCTGATTAGTTTCTTCTCATTTTATATTTAGCCTTGTTTACGATACTTAAATACTGCTTCCTTATCATCATGATCATCCCTAGGTACAAACTTACGCCTCTCATCTTCTTTAGTATCAGGTAACATTAATGCTATATTGCCAGAAATAGATACTCTTTCTTTATCACAATTATAAAATGGATACACTGCATGTAAAAGTTTTGAAGGAAAAAATAACATAGTACCTTCTCGTGATGGTGCCATTTCATAATTATGCATAGAAGGTTCTCCTAACATATTCACATATCTAAATTGAAAATTAGATATCTCTTGTGAATTAGCACGTGCAATAGGAAGTTTTTTCTGCTCTCTGTAATCAGTAGGAATTTTCATCCAAATTACAAAACTATAAATTCCAAAATGATTATGTAATGGATTAAATTCTGTTTGGTATTGATGATTGACCCAAAAATCTGCTAGGTAGTATGGAACATTCTTACTAATTGGAAAGTTAAAACCAATATTATAAAATTCCTTAGTATATCTACCACATAATTCATGTAGACAATTGTTCCAAAACCAATCATCCCTATCTATCAATGAAGAGCTCTTAGTTATATTACCTGCAAGAAATTCTTTCATATCCTGCTCTGACTCACCTATTATATCCCATAGGAAAACCATTTCTTGTCTACTAAGTTTCTTTTCTAACCATCCTCCAAGAGGAGGTCTTACAGATTTAATTGTCATAGATACCTTTTTTCTCACGTTTACGTCTTAGACCATTATCTTCAGGTATGATAAATTGACTAATGCAATATCTACCCATTCCATTAAATTCAGATCCTTCCATAGTAACAGGTGTTGCTTGATGAAGTAAAGAACCAGGAAAAATTATAGTTCTATTATATTGCAGTTCAACTTTCATGTCAAATTCTGTAAAGATTAAATCTCCACCAGTAAATGCTTTTGGTTCTTTATAAAACCAAGTTAATGATGTATATACAGACATGTCATGATGAGGTTTGTACTCATTATTATTCTGATAATATAAAACTTGAGTATAATACTTTGATACATTACGGCAGTTATAATACCAATGACCATGATTAGTTAATATATCTGCATCCAATTCCGTATTCATTAAAATACTAGAATACTTTCTATCTGGAAACAAATCATCTAACCAGACAACATAAGTGTTTTTTAATGTCTCTCCTGTATCTGGATTTTTTGCTGAATCATCTAATTTTTTATCTGATGATATAGATGATTCCATCCTGTCAGGATGAGTAAAATACTCTAACTCTCTCCAAATTAATTCCTGTTTCTCTTTATTATAATGATCATCAACTATAATAAAAGGAAAAGGATCGTTAAAATATTGTACATTCATACTCTTGTAAACCTGTAAAGATTTTTACTACCCCAAGTCATATCACCTCTAGGATTTATACCTTGATCCATAGTATGTATTTTATCCCCAAAAAGATGAATTTCTGATATCACTTTTGCACCTTGAGCATAGCATTTATCAGTAGATATTTTACCATGCCAACAATTACCATCGAACTTAAATATCATATCACACTCTGGGTGATGTGACAAGTCCAATGCATGATTCTCCATAACAACTTCTATATCTGATATTACACGTAACTTATGCTTTCTCTTTCTATAAGGATTACCAGCACCATCTTGTCTAGTAAAATTCATAGAAGAATACCAATCCCCATCCTTTTCCCAAATACATTGTACTTCAGAAAAGAAATGAGGATTTGATTGTGCTTGATATTTATTAGTCCAGTGACCTAGAAGATACTTATCAATATCACTCGTCATACACTCTACATTCAAAAGCATCTGGATGATTATCGCAGTATACTTCTAAGTGTTTATCTTCATGCCTTGTATGATAGTCGTTAATAGTACCATCGTTTTTATTAACTTCTTCACCTTTATGATATTCATCATATTCAGCATGTACATTTTTTAAATCTTCCTCAGTATACTCTAGCATCCCATGATTAATATGCTCCTTATGATCTTTTGGATCTAAGTATACTTCATGCTCTAGGTCGTGACTTCTTTTTGCTTGAGGGTTTTCTCCGAATTCGCTCATAGTTGTCATGTTAATTCAACATAATTATTTAGTTATTTTAGCACAGAATCCTTAACAAGGAACATTTCGGTTATTAAAACCTGACCTGTTGTCTTATGAGTTAATGCTGCAATCATATAACGTCCACTATACTTTCTATCATCAGTTCTTTTTGATCCTCCCACAAAGTTTGTTGGAATGAGTATATTAATTCCTGCACCAACATACAAATCTAAATTACCAGGTACTTCAATCTGCAACTTAATAGTCTTAAGAGATTCAAATCTCATCCATTGATATGCTTGTAATTCAACTAATGCTTCATAGTTCCTACTTTTCTGTGGTGTTGTAGCCTTAAATTGCTTTGGATCAAAATTCTGATTTGGAAGCATTGTGTAACGTACCCTCTTAGGGTAATCAACCATATTCTTAACTTCTTTATCAGTTTTGCTAAATGGATTGACACTATTTTTACCCATATGCGACATATTCTTCCACATGTCATCTAAGGAATATCGATATGCATCAACAGACATATCAGTACTTGTTCCCATAAAGGATGATGAAATTGTTACAGGATCAAATCCTATACTATATCCAGACCAAGTTCCATGCCTCAAACCATTTAAAAAATTCCTTTCATTTGGAAACACAACCTTTTTAATTTTAAATGGATCTGATGCACCATCATCTACTCCTTTAGGACTATATTCATAGGTGTATAATCTGGTTTTTCCTGTTGTTTTATTACTTTCATCATTTTGTGAAGCATCATTTATATCATCAATCATTTTATCAATAGATTTAAAATGGAATCCCATACCATTCTCATAGAATGCAAATCCATTTTGATATCCTTTTCCAGTAGATTGCTTCTTACGAATTGTTCTCTGTGCAATCCAATAGATTGTATCAAATACTCTCCAATTAGGAACAACAAACTTATGCTTATTTAAAGTTTCTGGACAAAATAAAGCTTTACCACTACCAATATATTTTTTATTTTTAATTAAATGATTAACTATTTGAGAGGCTTCGGTTTGATTATTAAAAATAGTATCAGAATTACCAAATACATTAGTAGTTTCATTTTTTACATACTCCTCTGAGCAACAATTAATAATATAAATGTCATTACCTTGGTTGGTTCTAGAACGAGAAGCAATTTCATAACTTCTAAAATTATATACTCTATCAATAATACTACTACCAATACTAATTCTAAAAATTTCAGATCCAGTAATTGCACCTAATAAACCAGCAGAATCTTCAAAAATAAGCATACACTCAAGAGTTGCTTGCTCTATACTTTCATATATCTCAACACCTCTAACAAATTGTTGAAGATCATAAGCACCTACATCATTGGTTAATTTTACACCATCTCTATAGATTGTAACTGCTAATTCAATTTCACCTGGTGACCCACTTCTTTTAAACGTCATTTAAAGAGACCTCTCAAAGGATTGTTGAAGGAATTAAGAACAGTTGCTGTAGTTCTTAAAATACCACTAAGACCACCCTCAGTACCACGACCACCACCTTGTCCACCTCCAGGAACATATCGAGGTGTTCTACCTCCTGAATTTTGTCCCATTAGTTGTTGTATCAATTGACTTGCTGCATTAATTGCTTGTCTATTTTCTTGATTTAATCCATTCACTTGACCCATAATTTGTTTCATTGTTTCTTGACTTCTCTCTTGGATTTGTTGTCTAGCATGATCTCTATCTTTTTGGAATTTTTCAAGAGATTTCTTTTCTCGTTGTTGTGATCTAAATTCTGCTTGTGTTCCAGTATTACCACGTTGTGATGGAGAACTTGCTTCCTCAATTGATTTAGAAGAGGATGATGCACCAAACGGGTTTCTTGCTGCTGCTCCACTACCAAAACTTCCAGTAGAACCATGAGGTGCTAATTTAACTCGTGATGCACCTGCACCAGTATATTGGAAAGTACCCTGATCATTCATTCTCCATCCATATTGATCACCATTTTTCTTCATCCATGCTGCAGACTTACCATGAATAGATAACGCAGTTCCATATAAATGAGGTGAATTTGGACCTCCACCTACTTTCTTATTCTTAGAATCACTTCTACCACTTGCTTTAATATCTGATCCCTTTACGATACCCTTTGAATCATTTACCATTCTACCAAGTGCTTCGGCAGCTTTCCTAGATAAGACCACTGGTCTACCAAGCATATCTTGCATATTTCCTGGATTCCATCCTTTACCAGTTTCAGGATCAGATACTTGTCTAATTTGAGGAGTAGTAGCTTTTTCACCTCCTTCCTTATTATCTTGAGGGGCGGAACCCATTGTTGCTCCAAGAGCAGGAGATCCAAAGAAGAAATTACCAACACCTGATAATGCTCTTGTAAAGAAATTACTTTTCTTATTATCACTTGATGGAAGAGATCCCATTCCTTGTAAATATGATTCATCCCCTAATCCAGTACCCTCCATCAAACTAACAATAGTTGGACCACGACGACCAACCTGTCCATACCAATTACTATTTCTTAATTCAGCAGCAGCAGTTTTATAATCACCCTTCTGGAATGCTGCCATAAATTTAGGGAATCCATTATGCCAACCTGGTCCCATGTTATATGTTAGATCGTGTAGTGCAATCTGTTGTTGCTTACCAGCAGATCCATATCCAGGTATTTTCTTAGCAAAACCCAAATGATGATTAAAGTCATCTGAAAATAATTGATTTGCTCTCTTTTCAGTAATCTTATGACGACTCTTAATATCAATTGGTGAATTACCTTTAATTTGATGACCCCATCCAATAGTAGGGAAACCTTGACTATCTGTATACTTATTAAGTTTAAGACCTTCGTGTAGTTTAATTAATCTCTTAGAGAAATCAAATTGTCCACCCTCATCCATTCCAGGTAGACTGAACCCTAATCTCTTTGCTTCGTCAAGACGATTAGAAGTAAGATTTGGATTTGCACGTGTAGCTTTAGTATCATAAGGTACCACATATGCTTTACCACCTTGACTTCTTCCTACCCATTCAGTACCATGACCAATAAAATCTACACCATTACCATCTAATGATACTGGATAACCTGATTGTGGTCCTTGTATCCATCCACCTGCAGCTGCCTGTTGAACCATACCACCTGCAGCCAATCCAAGAAATCCTAATCCAAACAGACCTTTCTTCTTTGGTTTTGCTTCTTGAGTTTCATCTTTATTTTTACCTTTACCTAATCCACTAAGCCAATTACCAGTACTTTTAAAAATACCACTAAGCCAATCACCTGCTTTTTTACCAACATCAGTTTCAGGATCTGGTTTTAAACCTGGAACAACTTCTGCTGCAGTATCAACAACAGCATTAGTAAATGATCCTTCACGACCTTGCATAAAGAGTGTAGCTCCTCCTGCTACAGCTAATGCACCACCTACTACTCCACCACCACGCATTTTCAACTTACGTGCATTCATCATCTTCAAAGATCTCTTTAGATTGTTTCTAAAGAAGTTTAGCACACCTTTGAAATCACCGATAGTTCTTCCAATGTTTAACGGATTTAACCATCTCAATCCTAAGAATAATGTTCCCAATCCAATAAATGCTTGACCAAATCCCTTCAGTCGTTCCCACCATGTAGCGTCTTCTCTAAGAAGATCGTATAATCCATCAATTGTATTGGTTACACCAAACTCAGTTAATTTAAAAATAAATTTAATTATTTTAGATATACCTGTAAGAATATTAACTACCTTATCCTGATTTGCAGGATCAGCCAACCACTTCATCGCTGGCAATAATACAAACCATTTAAATGCTGCACCAAGAAGTTTTAAAAGACCCTCAAAGAAACTTGGTATTTTACCTGTAGAAAGTTTTTTTAGAAATGTAAATGTCTTTTGCTTTTCTGGTTTGTTATATACTGGTTTAAACTTTTTCCTATTTTCAATATCAAAATTTAATTTTTCAAGATTAAGAGTCTTAATATCAACAATAACATTAGCAAGTGAATTGATTGTCAATCCAAGATTGTTTATCGCTTTTGTATTGGTATTAATATTAGTTGTAAAACTTTTAACAGTTTTTGGATCATCTAATCCAGCACCCTCATTACCAGCAGGATCTTTGACCGCTACAAACTTATAGAGATTTATTTTAGTAGTTTTACTATACATTACATCCTACTCATTAATCCAGTTAATGCACCATGTACATCACCCTCATCGATATTTATCGGTATCGGAGTAGGGATTGCTTGAATCTTCTCGACAATAACTGGTATTGGTATGAAGTCCAATGCTTGCTGCATAACATATTCTTGTGATATACCACCTTCCTTAGACCAATTTGCAGATATATTTTTAGCAACTCCAAGAACTTTTGGATCTACACCAAGTTCAGCACCTACTTGTTGTATTGCTTGCTGGTAATCACCTGCCATAAATCCAGTAACAGCATTAAATAATCCACCCATTCCCATCTCTTCAGCAATATTGCCAAGTAAATTCATTGGGTTTGGATCATTAATAAAGCTAGTTAAATGACCTTTAAATCCTCCTAAATCACCAGGAATCATATTTAAACCTATATTAGCAGCACCTCTAAGATCTCCAGTTATAAGGCTAGTACCAAGTCTTCCCCAATCAGAGTCCATAAAGTCACTAATCTTACCCATAGTACCAGGGAAGAAATGATTAGCACCTGCCATTAAAGCTTGAAGTGGGTTACCTTGTGTTAACGCAACTCCAGCATTAACTGCAGCAAGAATTGGACCAGCACCAGGAATAAAAGATAAGGCAGTAGATACTAATGGATTACTTGTTATCTTACCGATTGTATTTCCAACACTCTGAACACCTTTCCATACACTCTTACCAATATTCTTAACACCTTTCCATATTCTACCAAATAACATCTCTTGAAGTTGTCCACCTTCTGCAAAAGGCCACCAACCTTTCTTCTTAACTTTGTCAGATGTATCCGAAACACCTTCCTTAAGAGGGTCTGATACATTACCTTTAAACATCTTAGTAATATCACCCAAAGGAGGTAATTTACTAGTTACATTTTCAACTTGACCTTTAAATGATCCAAGACCTAATGCATTAACAAGTTTGTTCTCTTGCTTCATCAAATCCCATTCAGGATTTATAAAAGGCATCATGTCCCTAACGAACATGTATAAATCTAAAGCAGAAGAAACTCCAGATCCAGCACCACCTGTAAATAAACTACTAAGATCAAAGATACCAGATACACCTTCGATTAAACCACCTAATGAATCCTTACTTCTAAATCTTTCATATGAGAATAGTAAGTTAACAATACCACCGATACCTACCAGTAACTTTGGTCCTATTTCACTTGCTAATTTACCAAACCCACTAAATCCTTTAATTCCCTTGGTCGATAGATAATCTAAAATTGGTTTTATACCAGGCATATTGGTTAGATTACTAATTAAATTTTTACCAATTCCACCAACTTTCTTAAATAAAGGATCTAATAAACTTTGTACTGGTGCAAGAATTTTTTTAACAACAGTATCTTGTGCACCTTTTTTGAGTTTATTAAATCCCCCTATAGCACCATCAATAGTGCCATTGACCATACCTGATATTCTCTTTGCTTGATTTGCTAATGCAGTTTGAGTTTTCTGCCAAAGTTTTGTTCCTACTTCTACACCTTGCTGGAGTTTCTTACTACCAGTATCCATTATCCAATCTTTACCTCTATTAAACCAGTTACCAAAACCCTTTTTACCCTGAGTCCACTTTTGACCTATATTGTCCATAAGATTACCAGTTTGGGTTTTCTTTTTACCTAAGAAATCACCAATAGTATCCTTTATACCAGTTACCTTTGATCCAATAGCGTCTTTTGTTGGAATTTTACTTTTTATATTATTATTAAACCAATCACCTAATTTACCCAATGGTCCTTTTTTAGCCTTAGGTTTATTTAAATCTATTCTTTTAATTGCTTTCTCAGCATCACGCATTGCTCCCCTGAGACTTTTACCATTCTCAAGAGAGTTTAAAAATACCTTTGCTCCGTTTTTATTCTGCTTTAAAAGACTTTTATATTGTTTAGCAGCAGCATTACCATATTTTTTAGCTATTGATTTTGTATTTGGTAAATCACCACCACCTTTACCAGCATCACCACCAGGAGTGTTACCCATCATCCAATCCATCAATCCCATAATATCAGCTATGAGACTAAATGGGTTCATTAGATACTTTAATCCTATAATACCCGTGATTAATTGTCCTAATCCCGTAATTTTTGAACCAAAATCACCTTCTGGATCACTTAATTTAGAAAATCCATCTAAACCCCAATTAACTAATCCTGACGAAAATTCATACAACTTTGTAAATACAACATTTACCTTATGTAAGAACAATTCTAGTTCGGCCATCTTTGTAGGATCACCAATATAATCTAAAGTTTCTTTAATAATACCAATGGCTATTAGTTTCTTAAAGAGAAGACCAAGTGGTGATAAAAACTGCTCAAGCCACCCAAGAGCACCTTTAATTCCTTTCTTAGCCTTTTGATCTGGTTTTTTTCGTCCAGCAGCAGGATCTCCTTTTTCTAACTTTCTAAGTTCTGCTGCTTCCTCTGCATCTTGATCCTTTTCTCTTCTTAATCTTCTTCTTTCTAAAACTTCTTGCTTCTTTTCTAAATTCTGACTTGCAGCTGCAATCCTTTCTATATCTTTGGTAGCATTAGCAACACTAGTAATAGTGCCACCTAACCTATTAATAGCAAGAGTAGTAACACGAGCAGCTGCAACGGCTCCACCCATCGCTCTTCCTGCAGCAGGGCTTACAAATTTATATGCTTGGATTTTAGTATTAGCCACCCGTGTTGTTCTGCTCCTTCATTCTACGTTCTTCCTCTTGTAGGAATTTTATTAACATATTTACATAAATGTCCTTTTCCCAAGGCATCAAATTATCAATATATTCAATGTTCCATTTATGATGATGGATTAAGGCAAAATTGCCTTCATAATATGAACGCAAACTAGTATGAAGAAGTGCTAGCCGAAAAAACTTGCTAGACCCTCCAGTACTACATCACTCTCAACTTTTGTTTCAGGATTTGTAACCTTGACTGTATGAGACAATTTAGGCATAGATTCAAAGAAACCTTGAATAACACCAAATTGCTTACTATTCAGATTATCAAAAAATTCTAAAAGATCTTTTCTAGGAAGGTCTCTGCAATCATATACTTGATTAGGATCAGTAATTGTTTCTACACAACTAGCTGCCATATCAAATACTTGCTCAACACCAGCACCACCCTCAGCAGTAAAGTTCATTTTTACAAAAGTATCCAAGCTTGGATAACCCATTGTAATTATGACATCATCTGATAATTGTAGTTCTTTTTTGTGTTTTTTATCTTTGATAACTTTAATATCATCCAAAGGTATTTCCACTTCAACTTGTGTTTCCCCATCATCAGGGCAAGTGATACTTACAGTTACATTCTCACCAACGGATTTGGTACGAATCTGTAAGAAAACGAATTCAATATCGAATGTTGATAACTCATTAACATCACTGATATCAGTACATGCGGTGATAATATCCTTAATTGCTTTAACGATATCTGCTTGTTCACCTGTTTCGGTTGCTATAAGAAGCAATTTCTCCTCTTTAACGAGGAATGGTCTGTAATTGACAATTCTACGTGCATCAGAGGGCAATTTTAAAGTGTACTTAGGTACATTTAACTTAGGTAATGCCATAGTGTATTCAAATCAAAAGATTGTATATGTATATATTTAGTAGCCTTTCCAAGCGTCTTCTTGATTAGAAGACCAGAAAGTATCACTTCCAGTTGCAACATCAGTCATTCTATCTGGTTGATAGGTATCATCTAATGCAAGTTTTCTCATTACATCACCAGTCTTACCATCATCATCAAATTTGTCCTTAGTATAGAATCTATATCTTTCGTAATAAAATCCTATTGTAACATCCATAAGTCGTGCAGAATCATTATTTAATTGTATCGATCCAATATTATAAGGAAATGCTTTTTGAATCTGCCAACAAGCAGTTAGTTCATTCAGTCTTGCCATTAATGGATTGATCTGGCTATTTCTTAATTGTTGCAACAAAGCAGGATCTTGTAATGCCATTTCTCCACCACCTCTTTCCCATTTATGAATTAGTATTTGTGGGCAAACATAATGATCATAGTAGTCTGTATATTGATTAGCGTCATTAGATATCTTTTGCATCCATCTCTCAAAGAAATTCCTTGTATACTGAGATCTGGGTATTTGAAAAGTTATATTAATTTGACTCATAGCAGAGCCAGTAGCATATTTAATAGGTGCACCTACATTAACAAGTTGTCCAGTAGTAATTTGTTTACTTGGAAGGTTTACATTTTTAGCATAAAAATCTAAAAGAACACTTAAATCACCACGATCCGATTCAAATACTTGTGAAGATGTTGATCCACCAGACAACCTTAAACAAGGTGGTGCTGCAAAATGAACAGAATATAGATTCGTAGTACTAGGATGATTATCCTTTACTTTAAAAAACGAAGTAAAATTCTGAAGAGAATTATATCGTGCTGCCTGGGGATACTTTATATCTGCCATTATACTTTAAGTTCCTTTTCCGTTATTAACATAAATTCCCAATTATGATCCATGCAAAATTCTGTTGCTGCTTTCCATTTTGCCTTATTAACACTCCAAGTAACAACTTCAGAAATATATCTTTTAGTATGTCTTTTTTGTGTTTTAGGTTCTTTGGTTTGTTTAGAAGGTTTTACCTCAACCATATATTTTTTTCCATTCACTTTCACATAAAAATCTGGATAATATTTATGGCGTTTACCATCAACAGGGGATATATAAGGTATTGCAATCTCTTCACTACCCCATTCTTGTACTGAACGAGTTTTATCACACCAAAGCATGAACTTATATTCCCAAGATGATCTGTAAACTATGTTACGAGGATCACCTTTATACTTGCTAACAAGTCGTGGAAAATATTTACCTTGCTTATATCGCATAAATATATAAAGATCACATAGTATTTAGGTCGAAACCTTGGCAGTTTTTAAATATCCAAAATCAACACCAGTTCCCGCTAGTGGTAACGACGCAGATGGACCAACAGAGGCAATAGATTATCTTGCTATTAGAAGAAGTAGAATTAGATATGAGGACTCGCAGGGAAAATATTACGGGGAAAATTTACCTAATAATAAAGTGCAGAGAGATTACCATCCCCATGCATGTTATGTAGCAATGCCTCCACAATTATCAACATCATATAATCCAGCATATTCAAGAACAGATGTTGGTGTTGCTGGTGTTATGGCTGCGAGTTTAGCAGGTGGTGATATGGATGGTAGTGATATGACTCGAATTGCTCAATCGGTACAAGCAGCAGCTCAAGGAGGATCACCAGAATTTGCAGCTTCTCTTATTGCTAGTGCAGCAAATGGTCTTAATAATATGCTTGGTTTGGCAGGTAATACCAGTGCAAGCTCATTGTTAGCCCTATCTAAAGGTAAAGTGTTTAATCCCTTTACAGAACAAGTATTTAATAGTATGGCATTTAGAACCCATACATTTAACTTTAAATTTTTATCTAGAAATGAAGCAGAAGCACATGAAGTAAAAGCAATTATAGATTATATAAAGATAGGTTCAGGACCAATTATTAGTTCTGGAAATGCTATTGATGAAATTACTTTAAATCAGAGTAAAAGTTTTAAATCAGCAATTGATCAAATTAAAGAAGCGACTGATTTTACGGATAGTAGTATTTCTGATGATGTTAGTGATTTTCTTGGATCTGATACTAATGGTTTTGTACCAAAATATCGATATATGGAAGTTCCTGACAAATACCACCTTAAAATTATGAGATTAAATCCAGACCAAACTCAACTGGACAGAGGTGATGGTCAACATGGACTGCATTTTAGAATGCATACCTCAGTATGTACAGGAATTAATGTAAATTACACTCCAGATGGTCAATATACTACATTTAAACGATTTGGACATGCAAATTCTGTTCAAGTTCCAGCACTACAAATGACTGTTAGTTTCACAGAAACTAGAATGGTAACACAAAGAGACATGATAAACGGGTACTAATATGGCTTCTTATTTTTCTTATTTTCCAAACGTATATATTGGTGAAGGTGTTAAAGATGACGAATCTTTCAAATACAGACTTTGCACAAATATTTTCAGAAGAACAAAGGTTAGACCTGATTTAGACAAGTATAGTACCTTATTTGAAAAATATTCTATTCGTGATAATGAAAATCCATCACAACTTGCACAAACCTTATTTGATGATCCTCATCTTGATTGGATAATACTACTAATAAACAATATTACGGATGTATACTCAGAGTGGCCAAAAAAAGAAGATGACTTAATGGAGTATGTACAAAAGAATTATGATAATCCAGATTCTGTGCATCACTACGAAACTCAAAAAGTAATGTTTGGTGACATAACTTTAATAGAAGCTGGTGTACAGGTTAATAGTACATACCGAACAAAACTTCCAGATGGTACAATAAAATCTGAAGAAGAATCAGTATATCCAGTAACTAACTACGAACACGAAAATTACCTAAATGAGCAAAAAAGGCAAATATTGCTTCCAGTATCTCAAATGGTAGATATTGTAATGGAAGAATTTGAACAATTAGTACAATATGAAAATCATGATGAATTAGATAATGCAGGTAATAAGAAAACACCTATGAGTATTGCTTCACGATTCATCGATAACACGGGTCATACTGCAGGAAGTGAAGAAGCTTCTGCTGATCTAGGAGCAATTATATCGTATGATAATGGACCTGGTAGTGCAACTATAACAGTCGGAGCAGAAACAACTACAACTGCTGCAACTACTACTGCTACTACTGCTACTACCACTGTCGTGGAAGCTAGTACAGCGTTAGCTTCAACAGCAGGTACTTCAACAACAACAACAACTACAACAACCACTAGCAGCAGTTCAAGTTCTTCTAGCAGCAGTTCAGGATCTTCTAGCAGCAGTTCAGGATCTTCGGGATATTAAAAAAACTCTACAAACAAAAAAAACCCCCGAATTTTTTTCGGGGTTTCCTGGTAACTAAAAGTTGAATAATATATACCTAATCACGCATTGGACTTCCGTTTCTCCAACGTGGGTTAGAAATACCCATCTGTGTTAGGTCACACTCTATAAGATTCTTATTATCCAGTGATTTTAATATTCTAGACATATCAATGGAAGAGAGTTCTCCATCCTTTGTCCATTTTAGTGTAGTTTTAACAGACATACATTTGTTTTGAATTCCTCATACTATTTTATACGGAAATGCTAACAAATGGGGTTTTCTTTATAATATTTTTAGGTTTACTTAACGACGTGTTACAAGAATATCACCATCATCATCGTCATCATCATCCAATTCTTCTATTCTATCTTGTAACGATTGTTGTAAAAAATTATCAGATTCTTTAATTTTCTTAAGAAACTCAGGATCAGGTGTAAAATTTACTACCATTAACTCATCACCAGGTTTCACCTCTGTCATTTCAGGATGTGGTGGTCTTGTAACCTGTTTAGTTGTCTCTACAAAATTCTTCGCATTCAATTCTCTTGCTGCTGTAAAACCCTGAGACATAAGTCTCAAGGCAAGTACAAGAAGTATTAAATTAAACAATAGAAATATACTAACCGCCATCTATATCACATCCAATTACACTACCACTAACAATACCCAATGGTATTGCCCACCAACGTCCATCACCTTGAGATATTGCTGCTGCTGCTCCACCACCTAAGATACCACCAAGAATTGCTCCTTCACTACACTCATTACCATCAGGTGATGGTTCTCTTTGATATATTGGTCTACGAGGTCTAGGATTACATGGTACTTCAACTTCATCATGCCAAGACTTAACATAACCTGGTCTATATGATGTGCCAGGAACATACTCTTCTCTATATTCTTTACGAGTACATGTTCTTTCTGTTGAATATCCTCTTTGATAATCTCTATAAGAAGTTTGATACGCTGGATCAAACCTTTTCCACCAGTCTTCTTTTCTATACCCATTTCTGTACTCCATAGGTACAGAAGAAGATGATGTACCAAAAAGACTATATGCCTGACGATTACTACGATCTCCTATACTTTCTGCCTGTACTGGAGAAACCAGAAAAGGTAATAGCATCAAAGGTGCAAATTTCATAGTTCTCCGTTCTTTTATACTATAATTATAACAGAAAAGGGGTGGAAAAACCACCCCTCTTGTGCCACTTTGTAATTAGTCCTCTTGTGCTAGGGACTGGAAGTATGAGAGAGTGTTCTCTTCATCTTCTACAGGTGAGGCAGCGACTGCTTTCTCTCTGAATTCAGAGACCTCCTTACCCCATTTCTGTGGAGTAACTTCTTCTTCTGACTCATCAGCAACTACAGGAGCAGGTGCTTTACCGAGTCCAAGAACGTTATTCAAACGCTTCTCAAGATCCTCATAAGACTTAAAGTTCTTAGGATCTTCAAATTCAGCAAGTGAATAACACTTATTCCAGATCTCTTCCAACTGATCATCATCAAATCCACCTAGAGTTGCTGGTGCTGCGAAGTCTGACTTATCATAGTTCCAGTACCCATCAACCTTACGAATCTTAACCTTGAAGTCTGCACCATTCCATAGATTGAATGCATCTAAAGGAGTTTCATCCTTAAATGCTGGTTGCATTGCTTCTGTAATCTTATCAAAGATCTTCTTACCATATTTGTATAGGAAGACTTGTCCTTCATTCTCTGGGTGTGCAGGATCAGACACAACATAGATGTTAGAGTAGTAAGAAAGCTTACGCTTCTGCTGTCTAGCTTGTGCTCTTTGTGGACTACCTTCTCCACCAGCATTCCATAATGTAGTATTGAAATCTGAAACTGGATCCTTTTTGCCTAGGGTTGTGAGAGAATTCTCAATGTACCAACCACCTTGACCTTTAAAAGCATGTGACCATACTTGTGCAAATGGACGATCCTCTCCATTTGGTGAGTCTAGAAAACGAATTACTGCGTAACCATTTCCTGACTTATCAATCTCAGGTTTCCAAAGACGCTCATCAGCACCTCCTCCACTCTGGGGTTGCTTTAGTTTTTCGATCTCTTGCGTGAGTTTAGCGAAAGTCTCTCCAGATCTGGAAGCTTTCTTTAATGTTGCAAATGACATTGTATTTTTTGTATTGTAGTGTGAAATTGCTACTGGATAATCGTAGCATACTATTTATGCTTCGTCAAGCATTGGATGCTGCTTTGTCTAGGGTCTCTATCATGATATCCATGCAGTGACCCAAGTCTCTGTATCCAAACGCTGTTGACAGGGCATTTATCCTTGTTTTCATGTCTGCTGCCTCTGGATCTTCAGGTGCAGCAAGACATAAGCGAGTGTAAAATGTTTTTTGTTTATCAATAAGTACCTTACACTTATCAATGTGTTCTAATCTTTCCTCTCTTGGAAGACCTTCGACACGTTGAGTTGCTATAGCAATCTCTTGATAAGTTTCAAAGATATCTTGTAGATTTCCTTGTACTTGTTCTGATTCAAAAAAACTCACAACGGTAACACTCCTTTAGATGATTGTTTCATATAATTTAATCGCTGTGCTTCATGCTTTAATCTTTCCTTCAATGGTTTTGATATTAATTTAGGGACAGTTTCCAATTCAATTTCATTCTCTTGGCAATAGGTTACTACTGCTTCAACATATGTAATCAAACCTTCACTTTGCTTAACTAACCTTTCAATCTCTTGCGAGAATTTCGTAGGTGTTAAAAATTTATCATCAAGATTTTTTTCTTTAGGCATTTCTTCCCCTAACAAATTCTTCAATGTAGGATTTAAGTAGTTGTAAATAGACATCTAGATTGTACTTCTCAAATACTTGTATAGTTCCTTCTTCGGTGGCAATAAGTGTGACAACTTTCTTTACCTGAATTCCAGATCTTTCAAGGAACATCGCTGCGTATGCAGTCTCTTGAACAAAGTAATGTTCAATGTAATTTTCCTTCTTCAATTTGGTTGAGGTTTTGAAATCGATCACGGCTAACTCACCGTCGAATTCAGCAATGCAATCTACACGACCAGCGAGACCGAGGTAATGAGAAAATAAAAAGGTTTCGAGACAATGTATTTTATCAATTCGGTTCAGCGTAGATTTTGCTGACTGAAACATTCTAACAGATAATGGATTATTTTCCAAGTATGTGTCAAGATTTAACACACCATTCATATAATCCTCAGTAATACTATGAAATGCAGAGCCCCTTTGAGTTGCTCTGGCAGTAATACGATTGGCCTCTTCCTCACCTACTTTCTTTCTCCATGCCTTGAAGAACTTTGCGCTCTGAAACGATGTAACTGAGGTAACACTTGGATAATATTTATCTGCACCTGGTATTGGGTAGAACCGAACACCATTTTCATTCACGGGTTCGACTTCAATAGGTTTGAAGTCTGCATTAACAAAGGAAAAAGTCATTTAGAAACCAAGATTGTATTTTGCAATGAGATATGATTTAACTAATCCTGAACGAACAATATCTTTAATACCAAATTCAACACAAGTAAATGTGTCTTTCATCTCTTCAACGATCCTAATGAAGTCTGCAATACCAGACTTCTCATTCTCTCTTGTCAAATCAGTTTGAGTAATGTCACCACAGAACATAATCTTAGAGTCCTCACCTATGCGAGTGATCATTGAATCGAGTTCATGGAAATTTAAATTACTAAACTCATCTACAATAACAATAGCATTGTCAACAGTAACACCTCTGATAAAAGAAGTACTCCAGAAGTCAATAGTTTCTTGTGCTCGTAGGTTGTCATAGAGCATTTGGAATGAGTTATCATCAGGCATACTAAACATGTATCTAACCATGTTCTTGTATGGAATCTGGTAGAGATAGGATTTGTCCTCATGATCTCCAGGTAGGAAACCAATCTCTCTAGTAGGTACTAATGACCTTACGATTACTATTTTATCATAAGGTGTGGATTCGTCAAGTACCTCTTGTAATGCAAGATACAATGCGATGAAAGTTTTACCTGTTCCAGCAGCACCATGAAGCAGGACATTTTTACCCTCTTTGTATGCATCAAAGACGATCTCTTGATTAGTAGTTAAGGGTTTGATTGTAGTCATGTATGACTTATCAATCGGTTTTTTCCTTTTCATTGTCTTCTTAGACATTGGTTGGAGTGGTGCAACACCATTCCCATTAGTTTTCTTTCTCGCTCTTGGCATAATTTAGGTAAACCTCGATAGGTTTGCACGTGGATGATTTTCTTGAACCTTAGACATTACTTCTTTAAACCCATCATCTGATTTAGGTTTTCCATAAGTTACTCCTCCTACACCAGCAGTCCAATCTTTATCCCATTCAGGATTGTCTTTTCTCCACTGATCGTAGTCCTTCATACTCATAGAGAGTTCTTGTTTCTCTTGTGTATTTTTATTTATTACTGGGTAAGTAGGCATGATTAAAAGTAATTAAGTAGAACAAGAATGCTTCTATCTGTTTTAGATGAAGGAGAACTTTTGATTTCTATCTCTCCTTCAAACTCAACGATCCTATTTTTAACAAAATCAATAGTCTCATCTCCAACTACTATCTTAGCATCAGAATCATTTAAAAAGAAGAGAGAGGTATACGAACCTTTACCTGATGGTATGACAGGAAGTTCAACATCAGCATCACCTCTTCCATACGTTACTACCTGTATCTTTACCCATTGTTTTCTTTGAGTACGTCTACCAAAAATCTGATCCATTACCTGATAGGCATCACTAGTTGGTGATTGATTATCATATAGCAAATGATAATAACAACCATCACTCTGATAAAACCAAGCAAAATTATGGTCATCAAACATTAAACTCAACTCATCAAAGAGAGGTTTTGCTAAATACTCATCTTGTAAATCCATTAATCTATCCTCAAACATGGTTGTGTGTCTGCCCAATCATCATCATATCTACAATCACATTCATCAACGTCAGGACACCAGTCAAGTGCCTTAGAGATGATTGGGAAGTTGCATATGAAATGGTCACGGCATAGGTTTGCGATGTCCATGTGCTCCTTCTGGGTGCCATTGGCAGTGCGTAAGTTTATATAGTGTATCCATGACCTAGCACTACCAGTCATGTATAGTTTAGTAGGTGTTGCAAGTGGTAGTACAAATCTAGCACACTCCTTAGCAATACCAGCATCAAGCATCTCTTTATATAATTTCATTCCATTGACAAAATGTCTTTGCATTTTAATCTCAAAGTCCTGTTGCATTAATGGATCTATATCATCAATACTATTCTGTCTGTTCTTTGTATCCTGACGACGTAATGCTGGTAGAGGAATCTCTTTACCTAACAAACTACTATCAGCATATCTCTGTGAAAATTCTTGGTATGTAAATGACCTATGTCTCAATATCTGAGCAGCAAGACCTCTAGTAGTACTGATCTCAAGGGTCATGAATGCCTGTTCAAAGACGCTCCAATGCCCATGCTCTATACAATACTTAAGAAGACCCTCGACCTTAGGGTTGTCCTGATTATTTGGATTGGATACTCTTGCAACATATCCTATAGTTTTTTCAGCGTCAGGTGTGACGGAGACAAGACATACTTTAGACATTAATCCTTAAAATCAAATAAAAGTTTACAAATAATTGAAAGTGCAAACGCTTGCAAATATGTAAGTGTTACTGCTATACCTAGAGCAGGTAATAGCCAATTACAAAGCCACATTAAGACAAGAGGTCTAAGAAATACCGAAGTCACACGACCCACTTGTTTAAGTGCTTCTGCGTTTGCTTCTTTTTGTATTTCTTCTTGAGTCTTCTCTGCCTCTTGTGCTTCAGCTCTTTTATCGAGGTAGATAGTCACGTGCTTTTTTTCTTTTTGGGTTTTTGTTCTGGAACGTTCCATAAATTAGGTCTCACTCTACCTTGTGATTGTTTCATAGTCACAAAGTTTTTTTTATAAAGATCGTAGTAATAATCAAAGATAGAAACTTGATTATCACCTACTGCTAGATCATAACGATCTGCTCCATCAACCTTATACGTAATAATATAGCACGTATAAGGAAGTTTGGTGTCGTTTCCATCTTCCAGTTTACAATTCTCTTTGATAACCTTCACGAACGACCTCCCCATTCTATCTGAGGGTATGCTTCAGAGATAACTGCTTTAGTAATCCTCTTGTACTTAGTGGTAAGTTTACCATCTTTTACAAGACAAATCAACTCTGCTTCCTCTTCAGACAGACCTTCAAGTAACTGAACAAACATTTGTTCACGTTTCAAAGACTTAATCCTAGGGTCACCACCCTTAAAGAAACGGAACAATCCTCTGTACTCATGTTCTAAACGTGAGTGATCAGTTCCTACTGGTGCCTCGTTAGGTTTGTAAGGTACATCACCTTCGGGCATTATTGATACTACACTATCATCAAAGTTGATGATGAGTATCTGACGTAAAGCAGCACTATTATACTTTTGTAATAGTTTAATTTTTTCTGCTTTAGTTTTTGCATTGGAGACCTTTCGTAAGATCTCACTGATTAGTAACCTAGCGTTACTATTTTCAAGTGTTTTGGTTGGCATAATTAATCATCATCCTCTTCAAGTGTCTCATCCCATACTGTTTGAGGTCGAATGTAAATGAGTTCATCATGTATGATGTTCCCTTCTTCATCTAACATTTCTGGGTGTGTTACTGACTTTGCGTAAGCAGCATTTTCAATGTAGTCTTCTACATATCCTTTCGCTAACCATGATACCACAATTCCTAGAAAAAAGGAACCTATTACAATTACTACAAACATTGCAACTTGCATCGGCATCTCCATAGCTAAAATTATTTAGATGGTTCAGATTATCCTATTTTCTCTCAGATATGTTACTGTTTCAGTGCATCCACCAAGATTAGTTCCATTTAATGTCACCTGAGGAAATGTAGATCCATTACCAAACTGACCATAGAATGCTTCTCTTTGGAAGTCCTTTCCTAATTTATATTCCACAAAATTTAATTTCTTACCACTTAATACCTGTTTAACCTGTGTGCAATAGGGACATCCATCACGTGTATAGATTGTAAAATTCATAGTAGTGTGTTTCTTAGAATAAAAAAGGGTATCCGAAGATACCCTCTATAGTTATATCACTTTCTAATTTAGAATGTGAACTTAACTCCAGCTTTAGCACCCCAGTTACGGATAGTGTCGCCATCTGCATCTTCACCAGCAGATGCACCAGAGAACTCACCATATAGTGAAGTTGAATCTGCGATTGCGTATGAAGCACCGATCTTACCAGAAAGTTCTGTTTCTGTATCGTCAGTAGCGTCAGAATGGTTCAATGAAGGACCACCTTGTACGTAATAAGCAAGCTTTCCTTCAGAAAGTGCACCTTCCCATCCAAGATGTACGTCAGTAACTGCAGAGCTGTACTCGCCATCAGGATATGAAAGATTACTTTCAACATTCACGTAAGGACCAGCAAAAGCTGCACCAGCGAGAAGGAATGGAGATGCTGCAACAGCAGCGATTGTTGATTTAATAGACATGTTTTTGTTTAAGTATCTCGCAAGGCATAAAAAAACCTGCGGATGATAATTTCCCCGACATGGGAAATTGTATTGCATCTACACAGGGTTACGATTCTTTCGAGTCCTTTGTATCTGAATTTATTTATAATAGCATAAGGGCAACTAATGTGTCAAGTGTGCCAGTTTACTTAGTGTCCACCCTTTTTGTCTGCTTTTTAACCATTTTGGCATAGTATACATCTTGATCTGTGTACCAATCAGGATGTTCTTTAGCTCTTTTTAATAATTTCTTGGCTGCTTTCCTATCTGATTTTCTAATCGAGTCCTGTTCCTGCATCTGGGTTCTTTCTACTAAGTCTTCTTGCCTCTTGCCTATACTCTTCAAGTTTTTGTCTCGATTCAACTAGCATTCGGGCTGTTTCGATTTTACCTTTAGTATACTCTTCTAAGTTTGTATTTAATGACACAACATCTGTTGGATCAACCATCGCTTCAAACTCAAGGTCGGTTTCCCCTACCACTTCTCTGAGTTCGTTCGTTAATCTATCCTTTGGTATTCTTGGTAATTCCATGTTACTATTTAGTCCTCAAAGGTAGTAAGTTTTGTATACTTCTCGTACAACTCACCCATTTTAGGTTCAGTTCCACGAGATTTCCACATCTGTCTCAGAATAAGTTTGAACTCATCCATAGGAACTACTACGGATAAATTACCATTAGTATGTGCTTCAGTCATTACATAGAATCCAAATCATGTCCATGACGGAACTTCTCTTCAAACATTGTTAGTACCTCATCTGCATCGATAAGATTATCAACGTTCATTAGCATGTCAGCAATGTGCTTACTGATGTATGGTTTTTCAGTCCGTGCTGCAAATGATAATGCATTACGTAAATTTCCTTGTGCCTCTCTTAGAGACTCTTCTACTTGTTGAGATAATGCCATTTAAATTTCGTAGTATTCATAACCTGTAGCCATTCTGGTATGCCAAACTAAATTGCCATCACCAGCACCTACTAAGTCGAGTGACGATGCTATTATACCACCAACTTGTGTAATTGTGCCAATTGTTAAGGATGCATTACAATCAGTACCCTCTGAATCTTTAAAGCAAAGTTTTTGATTGCTATCCTGAACAGAAAATCCGTATGTGTTTTGTAATATCGTTGCAGGGTATGTAGTACCACCAACAACACTAATGGTTGCGTTAGATGATCCAGTTTCTGCAGCAGTTTGGGTAAATGATGCATCAGCAACTCTATACGTACCTAATGCATTATCAGGTGCAAGATTAGTAGTTGATGAATCCTGTACGATGTTTGTTATCTTTAACTCAGCATTACAATCATTACCATCAAGATCCTTAAAGCACACTCTCTGTCCGTTACCCATAACAGTGTAACCTCCAGAGTTGTTGGTTATAACACCACTATATGTAGTACCAGCAGCAACTGCAAAACTAACACTAACGTTACCATTTCGTACACCTTTAGTTTGTGTTAAAGCATGAGATGCTCCAACTACAATATGATTGATTGATACACCTGCTTGACTAGTGTTATCATTATAATCAAACCTAAAGGTAACTGAACCAACACCACTACCAACAATAACTAAGTTGGCATTACTATCAAACGTAGCAGTTACACCATCATTGTTTAGAATCCATAAGGAAGAATTACAATCTGTTCCATCACGATCTCTAAGACAAATTCTCTTACCAGCATTATCAATACTAAATCCACCCTCATTACCATCAAGAATCGTTGCATATGTACCAGGTGCAAGTCCTTGTAGAGTTTTAGTTTCTGTACCTGATTGAGTTGATCCCCTTTCAAATCCAACACCACCTATAGACCAAGTACCTAATGCTTGATCCCATGAACTAGGTCTGTCATTCCATGTCAAGTTTGCTGTTATAGTTGCTGTTCCTGTACCTTCACAAATAATTCCACCACCATTATCAAACCTTGTAGTAACAGCACTAGTAGTAGTTTCTGATGATAGATTTTCATCCCAAGCAAAGTTAAGTACTGCTGTTGCCTGACCATTACCATTAGCTTTCAATGCTCCATTAGAAAGAAATTCTAATGTGACATTACTAGATGCTGCTGGATAAGATAGAGTCCATGCATTACCTCCTGGATTATCAGTCCAGTTATCATTACCATGTGATACGTTAGTAACAGTACAACCTAATACATGCGGTCCTTTTGAAACATTACTTAGAGTAGTTGTAGCAGAAGTACTCTGTATATTTGTAGAAGATGCTACCTGTGTACCATCAAGACTCCATGTACCATTATCATCAACAGAATACTCAAGAACATAATTACCAGCATAAGGTATATCAACATTCCAATTAGCAGAATGAGTACCTATTAAAGGATCAGTATTAGATGGGTAGACAGCATACTTACCCATGAAAGTACCCCATGATGGATGAGGTTGACCAGTAACCCAGTTGATAGCATTACCAGAAATACAAGCACCACCCTGACATATTTTTATATAATATCCACCTGGATTTCTAAACCAATTAAAAGCATGACCCTCTGGATCTCCATTTCCTAATCCTGGAAATCCACCATCAGAATTAGTAACCATGACCACAAGTTTTAATGTACCAGCATTTAATGTAGTAGTTGTTGTATGAGGAGTGGAATTTGCTCCAGTTCTCGCCATTCCTCCTGTAATATCAAACAATGCTGTTGATGAATCATTTAAATACATCTTTCCTGTATCATCTGCACCAAATTCAATCCCATAAGTATCAGTCTCAGGTATAGGAATCTGATAAGTAATGACTTGTGTTAAACGTGGTAGAGTACAGACCATAGGGTTTACCCATACTGCATAATCATTAGCAGCATCACTCCAGTAACCAGCATTAGTACCTGTACTTGCAGAAATTAGTGAGTAAATTTGGAAGATACCATTACAATCTTCACCATGACCATCCTTTAAACATAATTTTGTATTATTTTCTTGTACAATTATAGGATTATTAGCAGAGTTTAAATTACCATAGGTTATTGGATATGTTGCTGCACCAGTAACCTGAAAACTTAATGTCTCTTCACCTGAATATGCTCCACCACCTGCACCATCACCTCGTGTCCAAGTCACACCATTAACAGTAATAGTATCTACTGAAACACCAGCAGTACCAGGATTGTCACCCCAAGATAATCTTAATATTAAATTACCACTACCAGTACCTGTAACAACTATATTCTGTGCTGTGCTATCAAATACTGCTGTTAAAGTTCCTGCAGGTTCTGTAGTCCAACCCTGATCAGATGTAACTGCAAAAGTAACAGGGCTAGATTTCTCTCTCTTATATTTTAATACTGATGTTCCATTGGCATAGTAAAATAGAATAGGTTTAATATTAATATCAGGATCAAAAGGAGAACAAGTATTAGGTCCTAACTCTGGAACATAAAAATTATCATCCAATCCAAACTGACCATTACCTGCATCAATATATGGTGCAGAAGAATCGATGTCATCATAATCATATAAGTATCCATCTACACAATCATAGTACTCATAGGTTCCATCATCTAAAAGTCTTCTCTTACATTTTCTACTAGTTAAGTAAGGTGGAGGGGGATCAAAAAGATCTGTTACTGGAGTCCATAACTCAGGATCTATTGGTGGGAAAAAATCATATGTAAGATCATCATCCGTAGGTACCCTAGCAGGTCTACCCTGTGCTGCTGCCTCTTCATCAGTTAGAGGTACATCACAGACAGGACCAAAACTACCTTCAGGATAATACTTTGCCATTCTACTACAATTCTATATGAATATTTATGATCGACCCTACAGACAAAAAAATACCTCGGATTTTTTTCCGAGGTATTTGGGAATCAAAGGTCGAAATAATATATGACCTTATCCAATTGCAGGTGCAGTAAGTGCAACTTCAGTTGTCTCAGCAGTTGCCAAGTCAAGTGGGAAGTTGTGAGCATTACGCTCGTGCATTACTTCCATACCAAGGTTTGCTCTCTTAAGAACGTCACCCCAAGTAGGAACAACCTTACCTGATGCATCAACAACTGATTGGTTGAAGTTAAATCCATTTAGGTTGAATGCCATTGTGCAAATACCCATTGAAGTTAACCAGATGCATACTACAGGGAATGTAGCAAGGAAGAAGTGAAGACTACGACTATTGTTAAAGCTAGCATATTGGAAGATAAGTCTACCAAAGTATCCATGTGCTGCAACAATGTTGTATGTTTCTTCTTCTTGTCCGAATTTGTATCCATAGTTCTGTGACTCGTTATCTGTTGTCTCTCTGATTAGAGAAGATGTTACAAGTGAACCGTGCATTGCTGAGAAGAGTGCTCCTCCGAACATACCA